ATAATAGGAGTCCCTATTAAACTTTCTTGTCCTTAAATTGCTCCAAAAGCCGGGCAGCGGCACCTGAAACAGGTCGATTATCAATCACATTATCGGTCTCAAAAGCGTCAAGCAATATAGCCAGCCCAGCAACAGCATGTCCAAGATGGTTAATCCCACTATCCACAGCGCAATCTTCGCCATCAATGAAAGCATAGATGTGTCGAATGGATGCGCCAAGATAAATCATAGACTGAACCTTCTGGTCACGCCAGTTAAAAGGTCCATACTTATCGGCACCATGCTTCATCGCCCTGGCACCATGAATCAAACCGGCTGCTGGAAATAGATCCAGAGGAACTTTGTGCTGTGCCAAAAGATCCTTTGGATTAGTCGGATCAGGAGTTACTTCCATGAACTTGGTTGCCACAACTTAATCTGACCGGTTTCTTTGTTGTAATTTTTATGGCGCAAAATGTAAGCAAGCCGGGCCTGTTGTAAAGCATATGCTTCCGTGAGCCCGGCATTGTCGTACTCCTCTGCAATTATCTCCCAAAACTCTGATGGGTTTTTACCGCTCAACAGCTTCTTAGCTGTCACCGGACCAACCCCCGGACATCCCTTGTAGCCATCCGCAGAGTCACCCGTCAGGGTTTGAAACGCATGAAACCAGGCGGCTGCATGTTCAGTTACCTCAACGACACCTTCTTCTTCCTTGTTCCAATTAAAGACAAACCCTGGAACCCCAAAGAAGTCTTTGTCGATCGACAGTATAATCCGTTCTTCATCCAGATCCTCATCGAATGTATCCTTTGTATACGGCTCCGTTGACAAGATGCCCAGGATATCGTCGGCTTCAAGATTGTTTCGAAGAACCGCATTGTAGTTCTTCATGAGATAATCACGGATAGCCCCGTAAACCACCGGCTTGCGTCTACCAATACGGTTCTCTTTATAGGTTGAATCGACCTGTCTGCGAAAGACCGAATTTGAATGACACGACAGTGCGAGGATTACCCCATCGGCGTTCAGGACTTCCTGCATATCATCGAGGAAGATGTCCACTCGTTGCTGCACCTCCCGGAAGTCACAGTGGAGCGTCCACAGGTCATCACCCCAGTGGATAGCGGATTCGACCGCCAGCGATTGCTGGTAGACCACCACATCCGCATCGATTAAAGCTATGGTTCGCATAAATATAACGTCAAGAAGCCTGTTTATGTTGCTTCTTTTGGTTCCATTTCTTCATCGTCATCAAAGGTCGAAAAACAGCCACATCCGCCCCATTCAAAGAAGTCAATCTGCGAATCTTCTCTTTGTCTCAACTGTTTGAGGGTGAGTTTATGCTTTTTATTGTCTTTTTGGTAGGTCAAAATTGACACATCTTTATTCAAAAATTTCCTCATCTTTTCTTCCTCGCGCTCCCATTCTGCGTATACCTCTGGAAGAGCTTTCAAAAGGTGTCGGAAGTGGGCTTGTCCTGCTTTTATGCAACCACCTCCACAATTATTGTGCGGGAATCCTAAATCGTAAAGTCGTGGTTGTTTGATACCTTCCACGTTCAACAGTTCAATCATCCGATCCTTCATCAGATAAGGTGGATCAAGCAATGTCGCTTTGACTTCGTAGGGCTTCCAGAATTCCTTTGACCTTTTGTATCTGTGTTTCTCGTCCCAGTTCATTCCGATATAAAGCACAACAGATTCAGGATCTGGATAGTTTTCACGTACCCACTTTGTTGCCATTTGGCGTTTCAGAATTCTTGAACACGGGTCCATTCTACTGTTGCCAAGTAATCTTTCATCCCTGAACACTTCCCAAGGTGTTCTACCGTCAGCGATCTTGATCAATTCACCGCCAACATTCAGAGCGGACTCATCTAGGAACCTATACAGATCAACATCTTCAATCAGCGTGTCCGTGAACAGCATTTTCAAATTCTTTGTTCCGTACTTTTCTGCAACTCGTTTTGCGGTAGCCCAGGATGAAATTCCCCCGGAATAAAATATAAGATGGTCAATCATTTTTAATAAATCCCTAAAGTTTTTTAATGGGTAGCGGCCCACGAAGAACCAACTTTATATTCTCCATCGAGCGGGCATCGGAATTTGAACTCACGACCAGCAGATTTGATCGCTTCGACCCCAGCTACACCGACTTTGTGGGCGAGTTTCGGAGAGGCTTCAAGCTGAATCTCATCGTGAATGTTGGCGATAAAAGCAAAGTCCTTGCCCCACACAAGTCCGGCCTTGATAAGGCTATCGTATTGAATCACCGCAGCCCTTTTCATGATGATCGCACCCGCTGATTGGAGAAGGGTGTTCAGGGCCGCGTGGGGGCTCCGTATGGTCAGTTTACGCCCGTCGATACCAATGAGATACCCACGGTTATCTGCGGTCCGTTCTACGACCTTCTTCAGGGTGAACAAAGCTGGAATTTTTTTCAGAAACTTTTCACGAAACTCCTTGCCCAACTTTGCATTCTTTCCTCGCCCAAGGATGTAGGCTAGGTGACCGTCGCCAGCCCCATAAAGGAACGCGTAGTTCCAAGTTTTCGCACAATCTCTGCCGGTGCCGTGGTTGGACGGAAACGAATACTTCTCCTTTGGTCCCAACCCAAGAGCATCGCAGGTAACAAGGTGAACGTCGGCCTCCAGCAGAGTCTTTGCATAAACACCATTATCGTAAAGCGCGAGGTAATGGGCCAGGCACCTCAGTTCTAATCCAGACGCATCCCAACCCACCTGAACCTTACCTTTGGACGGCCCAAATAGACTGCGGCACTCTTTGCCATAAGGTGAATACACGGCTGGCACCTGAGCAATGTTAGGTCTATTGTGTGTGCATCGACCAGTCACAGTGCCGTTGGAATTTACCGATCCATAAATGCGACCATTGCGTTGGAGCTGCAACCAGGCGGTATCCCCCTCAGCCAGCATACTGATTCGTTTTCCAACCATCAGATACTCGGCCAGTTTAGTGGACTCTGAATACTGCAATGATTTGAGAATTGTCTCCGTCAATTGCGGTTTACCACCATCAGTAAAGATATCGGGTTTCCACCCGTACTTTTCAGTCAACCGTTCGGCAATCTGATCATGACTGGCGGGGTTGAAGGGGTGTTCTTTGGTCTTCATCGGACCTTTGATACACCGCTTTCCCGGAAGTTTGACTCCCCGATCCCTTAATACCTTTTCAAGATCACCCTTGGTCTTTGCCCGACACTCTTCCCCGGAGTCATCGACCGCAATCCAATACTGTGGACTCTTCATGATCTCCACTCGGGGTGGAAAAACCTGATGAAGTTCCTCTTCGATTTCAGCCCGACGCTTCGAAAGTTTTCCGTAAAACTGTTGACCGGCTTTGACATCAAACGCGAACCCGTAATTCTCCTGCCTGGCCATAAGAAATTTAAAATCGTGCTCCAGCTTAAGACATGGCTGGCTGTACTTCTTAGCCTCGCAAACCTGCATGAGCTGCACCACGATTGCCACATCGGATACACACCGGTCCTCCATTTCAGAAGTCCACCGACTCCAAATGGATATGTCCGCTCCGACCTTGTCGATGCCCAAGCGATACCCCCAGCACTCCACGCTTTGACTGCCGTATTTAGGGCCTCCATTGGGGTTCTTCGGGAAGTCTTTGGCGTTACGATAGACTTTGTAATCGGCGTCAAAAAGCTCGGTAAAAATCACAGACCCCATGGTCAGGGTGTCGAGAATATCGCCGCGAAAGTTCCATCCGGGATATATCTTTTTGATGGCCCAGTAATCGAACCCTATTGAGTTGTGGCCAACTATCTCCTTGGCGCGTTGGAGCATTTCCAAGCCGTCGGATATCGATCCAGATTTTGTGTCGACCCTTTGATTGTTGAATCGATAATACTTCTCCGCGACGGGATCGTAGATCACCACACAATGGAGCTTGGTTATGCTATCAAGAAGACCATCGGTCTCGACATCAAAGAAGAGACGACGATACCGGAAGTAACGACTACTACTCAATTTCCCATCCTCACAGGCCGAGTTGTTTCGAAAAGGTGATACATTCTTCCTTCAATCATCGCAGTCGCCAGATAAAGAGGCCGACGTATCTGACCGCTCATTTCCCCGGTCTCAAACCACTGAAAGTGGCGCACCATCATAAGCCCACGGTCCATAAATGCGGGGGTTACGACGGCCCACATGGAGGGATAATCAATGTGCACAATGTTTGATCTTTCGGGCATACTTAAACTCTGATTAAGAGAGTCAAACGTGTATTTCCAAACGGCTCGTGGTTCCATAATTTGTTGTTGTGGTTATTATTAAAACGGAGTCTCCGTTGTTGTTGTGTCGTGGGCTGAAAAGTAAGTTTCAAATTCCTGAAGCTTTTCCGTGAGTCTACCCGTGGTGGGGTCGTAGTCAAGGTAAGTCATTACCCCGGTTCCCTCACCAGTGAATCGATCCTTGAGCCCGCGCACAAGCAACCTGTTTTTATTCGAGCGGGCTTGTTGGTCGCGTTCCAATCCAATAATTAGATCGGACAAGTGGCCTATGCTTCTCGATCCACGGAGCAAATTAAGTTTTGTCTTGCCACCCTCTTCCAACGGTTTACCCACAGCTTCCTTCAGGTGACTGACCAGGATGAGTCCGAACTGAAGGTTCTCCACCAACGACCTGAGCTTAGTCATAAGATTGTCGATCAATCGCCGCTCCTCACCGCCGTCCATGCCGCTAATAACGATCGAGATATGGTCCAGGATGAGCCAGCCACATCCGCAGCCCGCCACAAGGTATCGGATTCTATGAAGAAGGTTGTCGGCAGCCAGGCTGCCGAAGTGATCGTAGCTGTAGAATCTGCCGCTGCCAACAGTAGCCTCATATGCTTTTCTAAGAGTTTCTTCATCGATTCCTTCCCGAGTTAAATGGAGTGGTTGGTTTAGTTCGATGGACATCAACCCAAGTGCTGACCTTCTGATAGATTCTTCAAGCGCGATGTAACCAATGGTTTGCTTCTGTTCAGTAATAAGCCAGTGGGCTATTTCTCGGCATACCGCAGACTTCCCGATGCCGGTGCCAGCACAGATGGTTGTTATCTCACCCTTGCGGATACCACGGATCACTCGATTTAGACCTTCCCAGGGATACGGCACTACGTTGCCCGGATCGTCCTCCTCGGACACAAGCGGCCACAGATCCCTACCGTCGACTATCTCATCTGGACGCCACTCCTTTGCACCCCACATGCAGTCGATAGCCTCGGCTCCCTTGCCAGCCATCACCATCTCCGATGGATCGTTGAGTGGCAATGTGGCGATCTTGGCCTTACCCGGGGACAGTAATGCCGCACAGGCCCTTGCAGCGTCCATACCGGGCTCATCCTGATCAAACATGAATACGACCGAATCAAATTTCTCAAGCCACTCTAAATTTTGGCAAACATCCCGGCGAGCAGCAGCGGCACCGTTGGGGACAGAAACGACCGGCCATTTCAAGCCATTAAGCTGACTCATGGTCAAACAGTCGAGTTCCCCCTCGGTCACGACGATCATAGTGCCGCCGTCACGCCAGAGGTGCATCCCGTAAAGGCCGGGGTTTTTTTCTCCCAGCCAGGCAAACGACTTGTCCGGGAATCGCACTTTCTGCGCCACAGGTTTACCCGCCGGGTCGCAATAGTTTGCTACATGAACTAACGCACCATCGAATGGATGTCCGATCCGGTGGAAGCGCACGACGTAATACTTCCACTTTCGGCAGGTGGCTTCCTTGAGGCGCCGCTTCCCGAGTTCCTTGGGCTTACCCCCGGTAATTAACGGACTACTCTTTTGGTTTTTTTGAGGCATAGCAGAAGTCGAGAGGGGGGGAAAGGGATTAAAGGTTCGGTTGCAGGAGAAACAATGCGCGTGACCGTCGTCGTATACCGACAGTGCGTCCCTGGAGCCGCAGTCCGGGTCAGGACACGGCTCATGCCGTAGGAAGTTGGATGGCACGCGCTTCCGTCCTACTTTTCACCATCGGCCCGTAGGCCGGTGTTCGGGACTACCTGCACCACCCGATCGTCCCACAGCTCGATCATGTCCTCATCTTTATTGGCGACGATCTGGAGGGACGGTAGATTACACCGAAGGCGTAGCCAGCGGTGGATTAGACGGCGTTGTATAGCTGGCTGCACTGAGTTCGGGGAGCCGACTCGTGCTGTGAGCACCTTTACGGTTATGCCCTCGTCCAGCCAATCGTGTACCCGCCGCACCATGCGGTCGATAGGTTCACCTATGTGATCATAGCCTCGCCACCCCTCCGATCGCGCCAATGTGCCATCCAAATCCACCCCGATCCAGCGGTTAGCGTGCTGCCGTCGGGACTCAATCGCGTGTTTGCGCTGCTTCGTGAGCGGGTGCTCCTGCTGCATCAAGTATTGTTCCGGTACTATTTTTGTCGTTGCAGCCATGCGTCTGGAATCAATCGGTGACACCACTGGATGTCGTGCTTGGTGCACCACTCACCGTAGGTGGTCCGTGATTTTTTGGAGATTTTTACCTCGGAATTCTGAAAAACGATTCGGATGTCCATCTCTGGATGCTGCACTTTGATCGCAATATGTTTGGCTCGATCTCGCGGTGAGAAAACACCCTTCGCTTCCAGTATAATACCACTCTCAAGAATGAAGTCGGGTAGATAAGTATGCTCAAGCTTATAGGGTATGGTCTTGTCCCGGGGCTCGAACTCGTGGGCGACCCTCCGAAGTTGGAGGGCCACCCTGGATTCCCATCGTGAACGATACTTACCCGTTCGAATTCCTCGAGAAGGCTTGGCAAGAGACCTCCGGCTGCCGGAGTTTCGTCTCGCGTCAGAAATCGCCATCGGACTTACCCCCGGCAAAAATCAAATCGTCGGTCTCGGTCTCTGTCTCGCTTTCAAACCCATCACCAGAGTCGTCCGTTTCACCTTCATCAGCACTCCCTTCGGGTTCCTCGTATTCATAACCCTCTTCGGCGTCGAACCCAAAAGCTCCGGCATCCGGACCCTGCCACTCCTCAAGCTTAATCACCTGCACGACCCGCAACCGTAACGACAAGCCCGCACCCACTAACCCCGTATAGAAGCCGGAGGTCTCTGTACAGACTTTGATTAGGGAACCGCCCGAGATCCGAACTTTAGTTGGATCGATGATGGAACCACGCGCGTCGAAGCACACTGGCCGCTGTTCAAACTCTGCGGTCTCAGTTTTCACGTGGGCTTTAAGCTTGAAGTTGAACTGGATGTTTCCCGTAAGCTCACCCTCGTCGTTCTCCTCGGCACTCCACGGTTTGTCCGCGAGCTTGAGCTTCTTCCTCTTATGGGTCTGGCACTGCGCTTTGTAATTTGCCTCGTAAATCTTCTCAAGTTTATCGAGAAACGGTTTGGCTTCCATCTCGGGAATCAGCAGTTTGACAGTGTAAACACCGGCGGCGTCAAACTGTGTGTCAGGTACGTCCAATCTCGGCCAGAGGGCCACACCGACTGGCGAAACTATTCTATTTTTCTGTCGTTTGTTGTCGTTGTCCATCTTTACTTCGGTTTATGTTGGTTGATGTTGGTTTACTCAAATAGTTATAAATCAGTCCGTTATTAAGAAGTGTTTGAAGAGTCTCTTTGTGCCAGTCGCTGGAGTGCTCAACAATCCCGTGGTCGAACAGGTATTGCCAGGCCTCAATAATATTCGATTCGTTCCACTCGTCGGCGTCTGAATTTACGATGTCCACCGCTAGATCGGCATCAAGTTCTACGTTTTTATATTTCATGGATTACTTTAGGGGTGGAGTGGGCCGGAATCGAACCGACATCTCTTCTTGTTATTTCGCCGACAAAACGAGTAAAAATCGGCGGTGCCCAAGAAGCGCATATTCCAAGTCGAAGTTCGCGCGAACCACGGCTCTCTCATGCTGCCACTCCATAAAAAGGCTAATTAACCCAACAGGTGTTGCCGTCGTCCTCCCGCTCGGGAGAATGGGCAAGATCGTTCTCGGCCACTTGAATTCCAAGGAACTCCCGACGGTTGGTCACCTCCGCGAAGTACTGGCCCGCCCCCATGTAGTAGAGAAGGGTCACATTCGTTCCGCTTTTGGTACGAGTCGGATAGTTCATTTTGTCCGGGTTGCGGCTGACATCATATTTTCCGTCGTGTCCCTCCGCGCTGCTTGCTGCCGCTGTTACCATCGTTTTGTCCCCCTGGTTTGGTGTGAATAAAACCCCAATCATACATTTTTTGCCGAGGTTGTCAACTGGTCATGAAAAAAAGAAGTCGCTTTCAAGGATGCTTCGGGCATCAAGGGTGCCATAGCTCGGAATGTCTGGCAGTAAAGTGTTGATCGGCAACTGCTTCTCGATCTCGGTCTTAAATCGGGCCAACAAATCCACCGTGAAAATATCGGTAAAAACACGTCGTGCGCTGGCCATTAACACATCGACATCGGGTGCCAGCGCGCCATAGCTATCATGGATCATCGCAAACTGATGGACTCCAGCAAAGACAGCTGTACATATGGTTTTGTGAAGAGCCGCCGCATCCAGTGAGTGGACAAAATTGGGGCTGATACCGTTCACCTGTCGGGTTCGATTCATGATGGTTGGTGACCACTCTCTGAGTTTGACCTTCTGGATTCGATCACCAAGAGCCGTCTTCACAGTTCGATGCGTCCACGATTTGTAATTTTGGGAAACCGGGAATCCGGTCGGCGTGGTCCACTTGACGGGCAGCCCAGATTTCGTGGTGATCTTTGCAACTTCCTGAAGCCACCTCATGGCCTCCCTGGGTCGCCCCACCACCACATGGATTGCATCCCACACCCGGCGGGCCAGAAACGTCCCCAACGACCTTACTTTTGTAGCATCATCTTGCTCAAATAATTCGTCCATGGATCTGGCTCGAAGTTCGTCTTTGAACCACTCCTCTATGTATCCCATGCAACTATAATAAGTACCGCCGTAGGGAAGTACCATAACTGGCCTTTTGACAGCCTTCCGGTTCACCCCGAAGTCGAGCCAGAACTGAGCCATGGATTTCCCGCCATCATCATCGGTGAAACCCGTGGTGGCTTCCTCCTTAAGTTTAGTCATGACAACATCGGCAACATCCTGATACACATCAGAGGGTGTTGGACCTCCCGAACAGTTAGTAGCACGACCGCACACTTCATCGCGCATCAGAAGGGATAGAATCTGCAATCCGTTGTTGGAGGCATCCAGACAAACAGGTAGACTGGTTAGAAACCCGAACCCCTCCCGTTGAAAGTCAGCCCACTCAAAGCACCAGGTCAAGAACTGCCAGGGGCTGTCAGCTTGGGACCACCATGATGAGGTGTTGATTGGATCTTTAGCTGCTTTCGATATATCACTCTCGTTGTCTTGTACCCACTTAACCCGCTCCTCAAAGGTTACCTTGTCATAGCCCCACAGGTTTGCCCCGTAGACTGCCAACCAGTCAGCTTCTGATTTGCGCCTGATGGGTTTCGCGTCGGAAAACTTCAGCAGTGCCCGAGAGAAGTCCGGTCCCTGTGGCTGAAGAAAGTAAGGTACACAATAGGTTCGTCCCCGAAAGTCCAACTGGTAGGGGAAGTAAAACTTTTTTTCATCACGAAATCTATCGGCTAACCAGAAGGTTTTAAGCACATGAATCCGTTGACTGCTGATCGACACATTGAGGTCGTAGACCCTGGACGCCTTACGCCGCCAATCTCTTCGGACATCGTAGTCAGTTTTTATATTGTCTGGTGTGGGTGGAAGCGGCAGGTTATCCTTGGGCGGTAGGCCCGCGAATTCATGTCCAATATCCCAAAAGTACTTCATAACATCCAGAGTCCTACCCTCGACCTTCCACCCGGTTCTCTGAAGCGTGTTCACCGCCTGATAAACCTCGGGCATGGCTTCGGGATCGAACGTAACATCGGTGATGTGTATGTCCCGCTTGACCAAACCAAACGCCTGGAAGTCTTCTGGATCATACCCCCCACCATATGGTGTCACCCACTCGATCGGTGGTTCAACCGTTGGAAGCCAAAAGGGGTCCATCATTTCGGCCCAGAGGTGGAAGTTGGCAATCCAGCTTAAAGCGTCCGGGACTGCCATGAGATGGTTTGTGGCTTTCTTCCCCCCGGTGTTGTGCAGGTAGATGGTTGAAACCAGTCCAGTGACTTTTTGAAAGATATCAATAAGCACCATCCCAATTTTAACCTTGTCGGCTTGGGCCCACCGGTGAAAGGAGGCAGCTCCTGAGTGGTATCCACCCGCCAGCTTCTCCGTTCGGTTCATACTCAGGATTATAACCGTTCGCTTCCTGGCATAGGATGACGACTGATCAACCTGGGCCCGTAGTTTTCTCCACAGTTTTGGCTCGTTGAGTTTGAGGAACTGAAAGCGGACTTCATCTTCAACGAGGTTTCCTATCTTATTACAGATAGCGGCGTAGGGCTTCTTGATGGAGATCCCATCCATGATACCCTTTGAGGCGATGAACCCCAACAACTCCGGGTCAACCTGTACAATGAACCTGTGGGCACTGTGTGAAACCCCAGGCTTACCCCGGTTTTCTGCTGTTTTGATCCAATCTTTGATGCCCTCTACATAGGGT